GAACTGACGACCAATACGCCCTCAACCTCTAAAACTCTTCCTTCCCCCCTTGCCCCTCCTGTAAAATCGTAGCATGAAACCATATCGCCAAGGAAACCATGACCCCCGCCTTGCTCTGGGCAACTACGATGTCAACGAACTCGTTGAAACCCCGGCTGGGCTCCTTGTTTCTGGCCGCTCCGTTGAGGGCCTGATCAAGTCCGAGGCAAAAAAGCTGGCCGCCGAACACGGCAATTTCCCGTCCTTCTTCTCCAAATTCAATCTGTTCCAAAACATGATGTACTACGGCGCTCGCTCGAAGCCACAAGGGACCCCGAACTTCGCCTCATTGTACCAAGCTGCCAATCAATCGTTTATCGACCGCATTTTGATCCGCGCCCGCTCGAACCGATACAAACAAATATGGCAGAAGGCTGTTGTCGGCAAGTTAGTTGGCTTTCGTGTCGTCCATGAACAATATGATGACCCGAAGTGGCGACCAACCGATGACATTATCAGACGCTGCAAGGAGATGGAGGCCTTGATCGGTAGCCCCACGCCGTCTCAGTTCGTTCGTTATTATCCCCATGGTGTTGTCCCCCACGAAGCAGGGATTAAGGATCTGGTGTCACGGCTGGTTCAGGCCGAATTAGTTATTGACCGGAAGGTTATTTATCGCGGCCGGCGTCGGGACGACAAAGGATATGCTTTCTTCCATTGGGTACCGGGCCAGTCCATTTATCCAGTTCACGAGGCGCTGAAACGGTACGAGGAAAAGAACCGCAAGCCAGGCGACAAGACGAGATACAGTTTTGACCAACTCATCAATCGGGCCAGTGTTTCATTCGGCATCGACTTGACCGATAAGGATTATATTCAGATCGACAATGCCGGCGAGGTTTGCGCAGCTTTTACAGCCGATGAAATTTGTATCCATGTGGCCAACCCCTCAGACGAGATGGATCGGTACGGGTTCGGAACCAGCGCCCTTGAAATCTCCCTTGATATAACCGCCATGATTCTGGACGCCTGGCAGTACAACCGGGAACTCTTCAATTCCAACTATCCAGAGGCGTTTCTTGAGGTTGTGGGGGAATATGATAAGGCTGGCCTTGACGCTTTCAAGCTTCAGATGGCCGCCGATTCAGGCCGGGGCGCGAATAAACGGCTACCGGTAATCGCAAGTTCCGGCGACCAAGGGCAAGACAACAACGCCATGAAGTTCAATGTCCACAAGCTGCGGGATGCGCCGAAGGATCTGCTGTTTGATCAACTGTTCCGTATGATGTGCAATCTCAAGGCGGCGGCATTCGGCGATCATCCCAGCGTACTGAACTTTGTCATGGACTCCGGTGGCGGCCAGTCGCTTTTTGGCCATTCCCCCAAAGACGAGATTGAGCAATCCAAAGAGCATGGTTTCCTGCCGTCACTTCTGGATATGGCCTCATGGCTGACCCGCGTGATCATCCAGCCTCAATACGATGATCTAAAGCTAATCATCGAAGGGCTTGACCAGGGCGACGAAAAACAAAGGCAGGAAATCTTCCTCAATAAGCTGAAGACTTATCAGACTAAGAATGAGGGGCGCATGGCGGACGGACTGGAGCCCGAAGGTTTCTGGCTGCCGAAGAAAGAATACGATGCCCTGGCCGAAGATGACCCGAAACGCCAGCAATATGAAGCAAATCCCTACAACTACCCAGCCGATGCCCCAGTGGCAACCTACATCACCGCACTGGCCTCTAAGGCGCAGATGCAGTCTATGGCGCAGCAGCAGCAGGAAGAACCGCCACCAGAAGATCCAAATGCAGGTTTTGGAGAAGATGCCGGTCCATGGGGTAATCAATCGGCAGAGCAGTTTCAGAAAGCTAGACCAGAAGTCAAATACCTGAGAATCAATATCGAGGAATAGGAATAGTTATGAGTTGCCGCGAGGTGTGTAAAAAGACCGGGAGACCGCTTGGCTGAGACGAGGATCACTGTGGCCAGTGTGACCACGAAAAAGTAAACGGCTCCAGCTTCCATGTTTTGGCTAATGATGATTTGCCTAAATCAGGGCTTGGGAGAATCGATGAATGAGCGACCGGAGGGATTGCAATAACTGCGGTGTTTGCGGTTGTACCAATCCCTTCCGAGAATGTGTTTACAGCCTTCGTAATAAATCAGAGCCTTTGGATTGCCTGCGGTGCCGTCAAGCCGATAAAAGATTATGCGATAAATGCGATGATTGCGGCGACTGCAAGGGATCAAAGAAGAGGCTCCCCTTTTGCGAGCCGACATAGGAGGGGATATGTTACGGGCATGGTTTAAAAGGGTATGGGTAATATGGGTCGTGGTGGTCGCCAATATGATCATCTTTGGCCCTGGCTCCAAATACATTGTGGCGTGGTGCGGCAATAGCCTTGATGATATCGCCACCCTGATCTTCAATCTTTCCTCCTGCTTCCTGGCCCTGTTGGGAGTGGATCTGCTTTTCGACCGGCGCAAGGAGTGGGGTATCTTCCCCGACCTTGATGTCGATGCTTGCCACAGGCGGGCAAAGTCACCCATAGCTGCTGCGATAGTCTGGCTGGGGTATGTCATCCTGGTAGCCATCATTCTCTTTATCTGCGTACCCCGTGCCCATGGCGATATGATTGACAAGGCCAAGCCCTATCTGCCGAAACTCACGGGTTCCATTGACAAGCATTGGCCGACCCTGACGGTGCGTCATTTCCTTGCCGGCCAAGTAGAGCGGGAGAGCGAATGGAATACCAGAGCCACATTGAAGACCAGCCGCGAGCTGGGGCGTGGGCTTTGCCAGCCGACGATAGCTTGGGACAACAAGGGGAAAGAGCGGTTTAATGCCTACAAGGATGCCATGGCATACAAGGCCCTCCGTGGCTGGGATTGGCGCAACGATCCGTTCAACCCTGGCTACCAGCTCCAACTATTGGTGCTGCGGGACAGAGACGCCTTCCGGCAGGTACGGCCATTCATGATAAACGATGAAGAGGCCATGAAGGTGATGGCTGTCATGTTCAATGCTGGCGAGGGACGGTATCTGGCCAGGAAGAAATATGGCCAGCTCCACGGCTTCAAGGTGGATCGATGGAGCGGCGGGCTTGAGCTGGCGCATTCACCGAAAGAGGACATGAAGCTGTACGGAGAGCGGTTGTGGGAAGCCGTGAACCGCTACCCCGTGACCGTTTGGGGCATGGGGCAGAAATACCGGGGGTTGGTTTGAACCTCGCTGTTGAACATAATCTCGGCGACGAGGAGCTGGCCAATACCATAATTGCACTCACTAAGAGCCATGGTCTGGAGTATGAGATTCACGAGTGCTTGTCAAAAGCCCGCAAGGAAGACATCCCGGTAGAGCCCCGCGACCCCTACATTGCCGAACTTCTGGCACAGTTCCGGCAAGAGTATGTGAAAGCCACCGAATGGGTACGGGAATTTCTTGATCGTTTCGTCGCCGGGGAAACCCCGCCCTTGTTGCTCATGGGCAAGCTGGCAAAGGCCCGCTGGCTGTTCAAGGCCAGACCGGTGACCATTGACGGGCCGTTGACCAAACAGCAGGTTCGCTACATCCAAGACTTAATTCGGGAACGTTTTGGCTACATTGCCCGCAACCTGGAAAGCGATTTTCAGCCCGACAAGAAGCTGTTAAAGAAGTGGCAGGATATGGGCATTATCTCCCCTGACGTAACCATTCAGGATTTCGTGTCGGCCAATGCCGCCAGCAAGCTGGTGCGCAATGCCTTCGTTTTTGGTCGTCTGCATCATGCGATTGACCAGGGCGGGTTGACCTTCGACCAGATATTAAAGATGTCCCTGGAGCTGCCTTTAACCAAGCCGAATCAGTATGCTATTGAAGCCGCCGAAAGAGAGGCCGCCCATTACATCACCAAGTTCGGCGAGGATATTGCCGGCGAGGCGGGGCGACTGATTGATGCCAAGAACCGGCAGATCGTGCATGAAATGGTGGCAAATGTCCATAGGCAGAAGCTGGAAGCCATCAAGCTGCGTGAAGGGGCGCCGGATCGGATCGTTACCAATTGGCGGCAGCTCTCCAGCGAGATGTACCACACCATGCAGGACAAGGCCCGCGACTGGGACCGGATCGCCTACACCGAATTGACGAATACCAACCTTGAAGGTCGAGCGGCTGAGTTGCTGCAAAAGTGGGGGCCTGACGCGCTGGTCTACAAGACGCCTTTGCCTACCGCCTGCGAACAGTGCAAGTTTCTTTACCTGAAAGACGGCATCCCGCGACTGTTCAAGCTGACAACCATGATCGGCTACGGCTCCAATGTTGGCCGCAAGCCCCATCCGGTCAAAGGCGGGGTTGTGACGGGCAGCGCCAGAAGCGATGGGGCCGAAACATTGAAGCCAGTGGTGGGGGTTGTGCATCCTTGGTGCCAGTGCCGGCTGTTTCTGGCTACAGGCTATGAACATTGGTACGAGCAGGCTGAGAAGCCGCAATAGGGGGAGTATATGGAACTCATTGATTATGCCGATCTTTGCGCCAGGTCCTATGAAGACGGCCCGGAATTTACCACGGTAGGCGATCTGGTTTTCGGGGTGTTCGAGCAGGACGGCATTTACCGTGTTGTGTTCCGGGGGTCTTCCAACTTGGATAACTGGCTGCGGGATGTTTCCGTGATACCGGCAACCACGGCCAAGGGCTACCGGACTCATGGCGGGATACTCGGTGCCTTTGAAACCATGTGGCCGGAAATCTTTAAGCGGATACCCCATGCCGACCCCTCAAAGGTGGAGGCGGTAGGGCATTCCCTTGGCGGCGGCATCGCGGTCCAGATGGCGCATTATCTTGGCTGTCGGGCCGTTACCTTCGGCTGCCCGCGCCTGTGGTGGAGTGCTGACGATCCGCCGGAAATTGCTCATGTCCGTGTAGCGTGTGATGACGATCCAGTCCCCATGGTGCCACACCTATTCTTCAAACATGACTGCCGGGAAGTAATTATTCTGAGTGATAGGGACAATGAAATCGTTAATCCAGAAGACCACAATATCAGCGTCTATCAGCATCGGCTGCCCAAATATCAATAACACGACAAGAGGTAAATCATGAGCCATGTAAGAGGGTATATTCGGCATACTGCGAGCGGCAAAGAATATCTAGTCCGGGAA